CATTAAACGCCCGAAGTGGGTACTAAAACCCAAGTCCAAAGCCGTAAATGAGTCCTCCCCAGAAGGTCGAGCGAAGGCCTTAGGACTCGCAAAATTGGCTACTTCAGGCCTCACTTTTGAGGATTCTGAGGTTCTAAAGTTCGATTTTCTCAGCCCGGAAGAGACATCAAAGTTGTGTTCTTCCTTCCGTGCATCATCAGCAATACGCATAAATTACATCATGCCCAACGGTGAAGGCATGCCCGACTGGCCTGCTAGTCCACCATTTTACCGTATCCGCTACACAGAAAGAGCCAATGATTTTGGCTACCAAGCCAAGAAAGAGGTAAGATATATGCAGCCACCTAACACGGCGCCATGTGCTTACTACCCTCAAAATACCGATTGGCTCCCCATTCTTAATGACACAAGCACACCCATTCTCATCACTGAAGGTGAGCTCAAAGCGGCAAAGGCCTCAAAGGAAGGTTTCCCTACTATCGGTCTTGGAGGCGTTTACAACTGGCGCGCCATTGAGTACGGCAAGACGTGGATCGACAGTCTCTCGCTTATCACATGGACAAAGCGCTACGTGTATGTGGTCTTTGACTCTGATTACAAGACAAACCCTATGGTGTGCATAGCGCTCAAAGAGCTGTGTGAAGAGCTAGTTAGGCAAGGAGCTTTGCCCAGGGTAGTTACCCTCCCAGCCGGCGTGGAAGACCAGAAGAAGATGGGGCTTGACGACTATCTTCTATGCCATACGCCAGACGACCTGCAGCAGTTGCTGAAAGAAGCAGTGCCATACGGTCTAGTTCAGGTACTGTGGAACCTCAATGATAAGTATATCTGTGTAATGGATCCACCAGCTGTCATCGCCAAGAAGAATAAAGTGCGTATGTCGCCCAACGTTTTCAGAGACTATGTCACATCATCTAAGAAGTATACTGAGAAAGTCCTTCGTAAAGACGGTACATTTTCTCAGACGCCAGTGTCGGCGGCGAAAGCCTGGCTCGAATGGCCTCACCGCGCTGAAGTAGACAAGCTTGGCTATCTTCCAGGTAAAGGAGAACTAGTCGAAGACAAGGGTATACAGCACTATAATATCTGGCCTGGATGGGGAGTGCAGCCCATTGAGGGTGACCATGAACCTTTCCTTGATCTCACCGCCCATCTGTTTTCTACTGCCTCGAAGGAGGACCATGAATGGTTCCTTGACTGGTGTGCATACCCACTGCAGAACCCAGGGGCAAAGCTCTTCACTTCAGTGGTAATATTCGGCGTCAAGCACGGAACTGGTAAGTCATTACTAGGGTACACTTTAGGCCGTATCTACGGTGACAATTTCGCTGAAATAAGCCAGCCAGATCTGCATAACCAGTTCAACGAGTGGGCTGTCGCAAAGCAGTTCGCCCTCGGTGATGACGTTACAGGGAGCAACAAACGTGCTGACAACGACCTTCTTAAGAAGATGATCACCCAACGTGAGATGCGTGTCAATACCAAGTACATCCCTTCCTACACCATCAAGGACTGTATTAACTATTACTTCACGTCTAACCAGCCTGATGCATTCTTCCTTGAAGACGACGATCGCCGGTTCTTCATCCACGAGATACAAGTGCCCCCATTAGATGAACTGTTCTACGCAGAGTATGACCTATGGCTCGACACAGGGGGCTCAGCTGCAGTGTTCCACTACCTTATGCAGCGAGATCTTACGAACTTCAACCCGTCCGCTCCGGCTAAGAAGACGTCAGCCAAGTCGCGTATGATCGAGAACGTGCGCTCTGACCTAGGCTCTTGGGTCCGAGAGCTTCTAGAGAACCCCGATTATGTGCTGCGGGTGGGCAAGGTTTCACTGACCTCTGATCTGTATACTAGTAAGGACCTCATGGCTTTGTATGATCCAGCAGGTACCAAAAACACTACGGCCAACGGATTAGGGCGTGAGCTCAGGCGCGCTGGGGTTGTTCTAGCATGGAAAGGCGATCCGCTCCCCAGTCCGGACGGAGGGCAGGGTCGTTACTACATGATTCGTAGACCCGAGGTCTGGGTGGCAGCGACGCGTGGTGAGTTGATCGATCATTTGACAAGTACCAGTAGGTTTTTGAAATATTAAACAAAGGAGGAGAAATGAAACTGACAGAAGCACAAAAGAAATATGAGGATGATTTCCTCAAGGAGCTCAAGGAGTGCAGGACGATGGAAGAAGTCCGGGAACTGATAACGGACACCTGGTCGCCGGATGATATTTTTGAGGATTACGACCTCCAGCAGTGGGCGATCCGGTATGCAGATAATCATGTTGACTAATAAATGATTTAAAAATAATTTTTTATTTACGTAGTTTTTAGTATATTCTTTAGTCGATACTTCGACGCTTCGAAACCTAAAACCTTATACCATGATTATAACACTTGACATTGCTGACCTTACCTACATCTTGAGCAAGTACTTCACTAATGAGGATATCAAGGTCTTGTACACTGAAAACGGAATCCAGGTAAAATTTGAAAATATCAGCGAAAATAACCCGTGTACCAGGGTGTGCGGAACTCATACACCATGTGAACAAGGACAAATCAGCGGAGCAGTACGCCTCAATTATCCGCCAAGTGTTTGCTGAGTTGAAGACGTACAAATACACCTGTGCAGTAAACCAAGTTACTTTAACCATCAAGCCAAACGACAATGACACTAGATAATAGCAGTACCTCAGAAGAACAACGAGAACTATATGTTCTTGCCGCTACACACCTCACGTGGGAGATCTACGGAGACAGAACTATGGCACTACTTGAAGCTCAGGAAGGACCACTCTCAGACAAAGAAAAGAGACTCTTCGAGAAAGCCTTCGGGGCTGGAGTAATTACAATTCTCTCGAATGTACTGTCTGAAAAGGAGGAGCTGCTATGAACGAGTTCGTCATTTACATCAAAAACAGAGAGCATAGCCTCGAGGTGCAGAGATTCCTCAACAGCTTCGGTTGCCAGTGGCACACAGGTGAAGACATCGTGGACGCTGAGATGGCGTACATTGCAGTCAGCGAGGTAGGTTCTATGACGATGGGCGTAGTCCCACTTGGTAAGAGCGATCACCGACCAAGAAAGGTCCTTCGCAAACACGTAGACTGTAGCCACATGGAGGTCGAACTGTATTTGGAGGATGCAAAGCCTGAGCTCGCCTTCGCCATTCTTGGCAAGTATCTCATAGCACGTGACGCTGAGTCACTCGAGGAGGTAGCTCATCTCATAGACCTGGAGAACATGATTCCGTGCATTTCGGCGTATGACAGGCTAAGGGAGAAAGGTTACCAGGTAGACAAATATCATTGGGACGACAACGGAGCTATCAAAATAGGTGATTGGTAGGTAGCTTAGGCAGAGGGTGGCGGAACTGGTAGACGCAAGGCATTAGTGGATAGGTTGAACGCAGCAATGCGGGGCTGTCCGAAACCGATTAGGATTGCGCAGTCCTATGAAGCCTAAACAACCATTGCAGGTTCGAGTCCTGCCCCTCTGACAGCCCCATAAGGGGAATTTCATAAACCAAAATACAAACATCATGGAAGAGACTATTAAAATCACAAAGCACGAGAAGATCGTAATCAAGGCCGTCAAGGATGAGAGGGCTGCTATTCTGGCTCTTGTCAGAGATGCTATCGCCGTCGCGCGTGAGTACGAAGACAAGGTCGTCAAAAAAGAACTCACGCTCAACCTCAAAGACCTGGTCGCCAGCATCAAGGAGCGTGCAAATGGCTAAGCGTGCAACGAGAAATACTGACCTTGAAATTGCGATGTTTGCTTCTGGACCTGACGACGTCGTGAACAAACCGTCTCATTACGCGGGTAAGTACAAGGACATTGAATGCATGGACGCACAAAGGTCAATGCTCGGAGATCAGGCTTTCCTCGAACACTGTCGTGCCACTGTTATGAGCTACTTGTGGAGGCTCCCCACTAAGGAGAACTCTTGCCAAGATGCTAAGAAAGCTCAGTTCTACATGAACAAAATCGTGGACATCCTCAGTGAAATTGAGTGAAGCACAAGCCATACTTGAGGTCTCAGAGCTTACAACCCAAGCAGTCAAACAGGCGTTCCGTAGCAAATGTATGGAGTGCCACCCTGACAAAGGCGGTAAGCCTGAGGATCTCATGTTGGTGAAGCAGGCTTATGACCGGCTTCGAAAAGCAATACCATGTGAAGTGTGCGGAGGCACAGGATTCACGTACAAACAACAAGGTTTCTCAACTCTAAAATCAAAATGCTATGCTTGCAACGGCAAAGGAAAAGCCAGCGATTAAGATCCCGAAGTCCAACGGGGCCTTAGCTGACAGGCTGTTTGTCATCCGTCAAGAACGGTTGGACGCACAAAGAAAGGTCGACGCTTTGTCGGCTGAAGAGACTGCATTGAAGGATGCGGTCATCGATCGTCTGCCCACCTCTGATCTTACAGGGGCCTCAGGTAAGGTAGGCAGAGTCACCGTGATACAAGATGAAGTACCTCAGGTCGAGGACTGGGATGCTTTCTACAAGTACATGATGAAGAAGAAAGCCTTCGAGATGCTTCAACGCCGCTTGTCCACAAAGGCGGTGGAAGAGAGGCTCTCGGCAGGTGAGAAAGTCCCTGGAGTAAAGATGTTCAAGTTCAAAAAAGTATCAATCACTAAAGCGTAAACACTATGGCACGAGCACCAAAAACCACATCTATTGCAACCTATGACGAGCAGTTGGCAGCCGCCGCGGCGCAGTACGCCTCGATGGAAGCATCAACTGCTACTGGTGATTTCTTTGGTCTCAAGAGTGGCGTCCTGACATGGGACGGCAATCCGGTCAAGAACAACGAGGTCGCCTGTATCATCCTCGATTCTGTCCTTGAGAACATTTACTATGAGGGCACCTTTGAGGCAGACACTCCGCAGGCACCTATGTGCTTCGCCTACAGCAGGACAGAAGAGGAGCTTGCTCCCCACGAGACTGTCGTCAAGGCAGGCCAGGCGCAGGCTAATATGTGCAGTGAGTGTCAGTACAACGAATGGGGTTCAGCTCACACTGGTAAGGGTAAAGCCTGCCGCAACACGCGCCGTCTCGCTCTGCTTCCTGCAGGTGAGTTCGACCGTGACGGTGAGTTCCTCCCCATTGAGGATGCTGAGCAGTTGTTCGGTGGATCCGTCGGGTTCATGAAACTGCCTGTGACCTCAGTCAAGAACTTCGCCAACTACGTGAAGCAGATTGGAGCTACGTTCAAACGTCCTCCGTTCGCTGTGTTCACGAAGATCTCGGTGGAGACTGACACGAAGACGCAGTTCAAAGTGGTATTTGAAGCGCTTGGACTGCTTGATAACGACTTCATTCCGATGGCCATTGACAAACATGAAGAAGCCACCGGTACGATTGAGTTCCCTTACCAACTCTCTTCTGCGGAAGACGAAGAAGCCCCGGCAGCTAAGAAGAAGCCGGCACGTAAGGTCAGTCGGAAGTACTGATAACAATCTTAGGAGCGGGGACCGCAGCCCCGCTTCTTCAATTACAAATGGATGGAAAAGAAAGAACCGATTGAAATGATCAAAGAAGCCCTGGCCTCATGGGTTTCACTCAATACCGCTATGAAGACCGCTGGAGAGAATACTTGCCTTGCCATGCTGGAGTACGAAAAGAAACACCGTGGCCGGCAGGCGATGATCGACCGTATCTACTCGAGGTATAACAGAGTGCGGAGGCAGAGGGAGTTTGCAGAACTGAAACAATACTACAAGACCAGAATATGAAACCTGTCACTATCGATTTTGAAACAAAGGGCATTGACCCTAGGCCTTACTATCCACCAGCACCTGTAGGTGTGGCGATCAAATACCCGAACAAGCCTGGTAAATACTACAGTTGGGGCCATACGGCTGGCAAGAATAACAGTACTCACCAGAAGGCTTGTGAGGCATTGAGGAAAGCATGGAACTGGAAGCATGGAATCTTGTTTCAGAACGGTAAGTTTGACATTGAGGTAGCTGAAAAGCACATGGGCATGGAGCGCAAGCCTTGGCAGCATTACCATGATACTATGTTTCTTCTGTTCTTGGATGATCCGCATCAGAATACCTTCAGCTTGAAGCCTGCGGCAGAGCGTCTGCTTGGGCTCCCACCTGAAGAGCAGGATGATGTGAAAGAGTGGCTGATTGCGAACCAGCCTGTAGAAGGGGTGAGGATCAGTGCATCACAGAAGAGTGAGCACTTCTTCGGACGTTACATATCAGAGGCTCCAGCAGAACTGGTGGGCAAGTATGCTGTTGGCGACGTGGAGCGGACTGAGCAATTGTTTAAACTATTATACCCGTCAATCGTAGACAGGGGTATGCTACCTGCGTATGATAGAGAACGTGAGCTAGTGTTTGTACTGCTTGAGAATGAGCAACATGGTATACCGATAGACTTGCTCAAGATGGAGCAGGACATTCGTATGTATCAGGGCTTTATGGGCAAGATCGACGCGTGGATCGAAAAGCGGCTGGGAGTAAAGGGCTTGAACCTTAACTCTGGCGCACAAGTGATGAAGGCAATCATAGACGCAGGTCTTGGTGACGAGGACAAACTGCAGTACACTGACAAGGGCAACGTGAAGAGTGACAAAGCTGCAGTGGCTGAGTGCTCTACTGACAAACAGCTGGTAGGGTTGTTGAAATACAGGTCTCAGCTTAATACATGCATCAACACGTTCATGGTACCATGGATGGCTACTGCAGAGACCACAGGAGGTCTCATACACACACGCTGGAATCAGATCAAGGCATCTGAGAGAGGTGATAACGAAGGAGCTAAGACCGGAAGGCTTAGTTCATCACCCAACTTCCAGAATATACCGAACGAATTTCAACCTATATTTCATCATGAAGACGTTTCCGCGGGATTACCACGATGCCCGATCAAAGGGCTCCCACCCCTGCCAAAAGTCAGAGGATATGTCAGACCCTTCAAAGGTCATGTCATATGTGACAGGGATTATTCACAGCAAGAACTCCGCATACTGGGGCATTACGAAGAAGGGGAGCTCAAAGCTGCGTATGAAGAAAATCTTTGGATGGATGTTCACGCTTTTGCACAGGAGTTAATCAACAAAAAGACTGGTAAGAACTTCGGGCGTAAGCCTATCAAGAACACAAGCTTCGGGCTTCTGTATGGTATGGGTATAGGAAAGCTTGCTGCCAAGAGCGACATCACTGTTGACATGGCGAAAGAAGTGAAGGCTGCTTATCTGGCGATCTTCCCTGGCTTGAAGGCTATGTACGCAGACATGAAGATGCGAGCTGCGGCTAATAGACCACTGCGCACATGGGGAGGACGTGAATACTACTGTGAGCCACCAGCTGTGATCAAAGGTATACGGAGGACGTTTGACTACCGTATGGTAAACAAACTTATCCAAGGCTCAGCAGCAGACTGTACAAAAGAAGCCCTGATCAGATACGCACGAGTCAAGCCAGCGTCACACAAGATACTGATGACTGTGCACGACGAAATAGTCATATCAGTGCCCAAGCGTGAAGTGAAGAAAGGTATGGAACTTCTTCGAGTAGCCATGGAATCAATTGAATTCGACATCCCGATCTTGAGCGAAGGGAAGATTGGCGAAAGTCTCAGCACTCTACAACCCTTCGACAAAAAAGGAGTGGTATGCCAGTAGCAAGAAAGAAGATCTTTTCATGGAGCTTTACAAGGTACAACGTCTACAAACAATGCCCTTACAAAGCATTCCTGAAGTTCATTGAGAAGTGCCAAGAGCCTGGCTCTGCGGCCTTGGAGCGAGGTGCTAGGATCCACGATGAGATAGAGAAGTACCTCAAAGGTGAGAAATCTCGTTTGCCAAAAGACGTCAAGATGAGTGAACGAGTGATCAAGGACGCTAAGCAGAAGGTCAAGAAAGGCGTGGGCTTTGCAGAAGCATCATGGGCATTCAGGAAAGACTGGTCAGTTACCACTTACGATGATTGGTATAACTGCTGGCTGAGGATTAAGGTTGATTACCATGAGAAAGATGGACGCAGACTTATCGTGCGTGACTGGAAGACAGGCAAGTTCCAGGAGTATAACGTGAATGAGTACATGGAACAGCTGGAACTGTACGCAGTTGGCGCCTTTAAGATGTATGATGACATCGACGAGGTTGAGGTCTACCTGGAGTACGTTGACTCAGGCCTTACCTACCCGGCAGCACCTATCATCTACACCCGTAAGGATGCAGTAAAGCTCACCACCAAGTGGGAGAAGACTACGAAGCCAATGTTGAATGATACCGTGTACAAAGCCACTCCGAACTCGAAATGTACATGGTGCCACTTCAGTAAAGCTAAGGGTGGTAGCTGTCAGTACTGATGGCGCAAGAAAGCAAACTTGAGAGGGCGACGTGCAAGGCAGCAGAGGAGCTTGGTGTTATAAGCATCAAACTCCGTTCTGCTTCTGATAACGGCTGGCCCGATAGAATGTTCCTTATACCAGGAGGCAAACCGTTTTTCATTGAATTCAAAGCACCTGGAGAAAAACCAGACAAGCTCCAGTTGTACAGGCATAAAATACTCAGATACCTAGGCTATGACATCGAAGTCCACGACAACAAAGAAAGCGCTATATCAGCCATTAAAGCTCGACTGGAAGCCGGAACCGTATCAGCTCGAATCCGCTAAATTTATCCTGTCACGGCAAGGTGCAGGGCTGTTCCTCGACCCAGGCATGGGCAAGACCTCCATCGTCCTTGCTGCGATAAAGACACTGCTCCACGACAAGAAAGCTAAGAAGATCCTCATCATCGCACCACTCAGAGTCTGCTACCTGGTCTGGCCGGGAGAGATAGAGAAGTGGAAAGACTTTAACAAGATCACATACTCCATCCTGCATGGCAAGAACAAGCAGGAAGCTCTGAACAAAAAGGCAGACATCTACCTCATCAACCCTGAAGGTCTTGAGTGGCTGCTTGGCGTAACGAAGCGCAAGACTGCCAAGGGCAAGGTTGCTATTACCGTCGACCTCAAGACGTTCAAGAAATTCGGATTTGACACGCTGGTAGTTGACGAGCTGACGAAGTTCAAACGGTCAAGCTCACAGAGGTTCGCAGCCTTGAAGCACGTTCTCCATCTATTCAAATACCGCTGGGGCCTTACAGGTTCACCAGCCTCCAATGGGCTGATAGATCTGTTCGGCCAATGTTATATACTTGACCAAGGGGTATCATTAGGACGGTTCATTACGCACTACCGAAACACCTACTTCGACAAGGACCACGACGGTTTCTCATGGGTACCGAGAGCAGGATCCGACGAACGTATATACGACAAGATACGACCGATCTGCATGCGCCTCGACGCCGAGGAATATCTCGAGATGCCGATTGTGCATTACAATGAGTTACTAGTAGAACTACCGGATAATTCGAAGGCGTTTTACCAGGAGCTAGAAGATGAGTTCATCGCTGAGATCAACGGCAATACAATCGTGGCCAGGAATGCAGCGGCGGCCTCTATCAAATGCAGACAGATCGCCAGTGGTGGTATTTACCGTACACCCAGTCTTGAGGAGATGTTTGCAGAAGGCAAGGTCAAACGTGAGTGGATAGAAGTGCATACCCAAAAGCTGGAGGCATTGGAGGACTTATACGAGAGTCTCCAGGGTCAGCCGCTCCTAGTGGCGTACGAATTTGAACATGATCTGGCCAGACTGAAAAGGCACTTCGGTGAGGACACTCCGAACATAGGTAAGGGCGTGAAGATGAGTGATACAAAAGTCATTGAGGCGAACTGGAACGCTGGTAAGATACCGCTCATGTTCGGACAGCCTCAGTCCATGGGCCACGGTCTTAACCTTCAGGGTGACTGCTACCACGTTGCGTGGTTCACACCTACCTGGGATCTTGAGCTGTTCGACCAGTTCAACCGCAGAGTCTGGAGGCGTGGCAATAAGCACAAGCACGTGTTCATTCATATCATACTTGCCAAGAACACCGTTGACAGGTTCGTAGCCATGGCTCTAAGGTCTAAGACCTCCGTGCAGAAGGCTTTGTTTGACGCACTCAAAAAATGAATTTAAAAATAATTTTTTATTTACGATTCGTTTAGTATATTGTTTTAAACATAAAAGCAAACAGCATGAAGCAAACATCATCCTTCCGTTGGCCGGTAAACACTGAGTCAGAGGCATACAAAAAGGCGGCAGTGTATACCGGTAAAAACTCCCCATTCACCGACCTGGCACTTCACGTAGACAACTACCACGGCGGTATCGATTTCATTCCATTACAGACCACATCAAAACTTGAACTTGTCTCTTGGCCGGTACGAAGCTTCAGAGATCACTATGAACCTAGTGTCGTGGTGATTGAGCAGGCTATGGATCGGCTTATAAGAGCTGCACTCATTGTAGGAGCTGACGACGACGTGTTGGAGGTTCTTGCAAGCTTGACCAATAAACTAACAAAAAAGGAGATAGAGATGGCAAGAGCAAAAGCAAAGGTACAGGAGCTGCCTGTTACCGCAACTGAAGCAGTTAAGACTGCTAAGAAGACTGGGAAACCGCTGGTCATAAAGATGACCGATCCTCTTCCTGCAGAGAAGCCTAAGGCAGCGCCAGTACCGAAGAAAGGCAAGGCTGCGCCTGCCAAGAAGATGGAGATGCCTGACGTGAAACCGACAAAGGCAAAGTCCACTGAGAAGACTGGTAGGCCCTCTGCCGCCAGGATGTTCCGTGAACTTATCATGGAAGGTAAGTACACTGACATGGAAATCTTCAAGAAGGTACAGGACGAGTTCGGTATTGGTGACGACAAGCAGAGCTACGTGGGCTGGTACCGTAACCAGCTGTTCAAGCTCGGTGAGAACCCACCTGCACCTATCAAGAAGGAGAAGAAATAATGGCAAATGCAAGAGGCAAATCAGTGGATACTACTAGGCTCTCGATCGAGACCGCCATGGAGCACGGGTGGATCCATCGTGATTATCTTGCACACTGTCTTCGTTACAGCCATGTAGTGAAATACCTACATGGCGGTGGCAAGTACAAGACAGTTAATGTGCTTGATATCGGATGCGGAGGTGAGACTCCGCTGGCTAAGACGATGTATCACAACAGACTCTCACACACGTCTGGGTCTTATACTGGTGTCGACTACGGCACTATCACTAAGCCCATGAAGCTAGGCCCTACGGCAAAGTTCAACATGACTCTGCACGAGAAGACTGACTACGTCAAATTCAAAGTGGCTAAGCAGCCTGACGTGATCGTATGCTTTGAAGTACTTGAGCACGTGGAACCTATGCATGCGTTCAAGATGCTGAAGAAGATGGGTGACGACTTGGCAGATGGCGGTAAGATATTTATCTCTACTCCTGTGTTTGATCCGCGAACAGGTGCCGCAGCTAACCACGTCAATGAGATGAGCTTCAAAGGTTTGAAGCTTCTTATCAAGCTCGCAGGTCTTGATGCCTATGAGGTGTTTGGTACCTTCGCCTCCATGAGAGAGTACAAGCCGGAAATGAGTGCTGCCCAGAAGGAAGTTTTTGACGAGCTATCAGACTACTATGATAGCAATGTGATCAGCTGCCTCATGGCTCCGATGTTCCCTGAGAAGTCTAGGAACTGCCTGTGGGTTCTACAAAAGCCAGACCTGGTACTCAAGGGTATCACTGATGATGAGAAAAAACTGTCTGCTCCTATCAATAGCTCATCAGAGTTGTGGGCAGATGACTTTCGTAAAATCCTTAAAGCTACGAAAAATGGCAAAGTTTGAAGACCTGATTGAGTTCCAGGAGAGGTTCTCTGGCGGTGTGAGTAAAGTACCTACACTACTAGACAGAGACCTCATGGAACAGAGGATGAAGCACGTAGTCGAGGAGGTTATGGAGTGCTGGGACGGCGTAATGGATGACTCAGTACCCGAGATCGCAGATGCCCTGGTAGACATTGTCTATGTAGCCATGGGCACTGCTGCTCTGATGGGACTGCCGTGGGACGAGCTCTGGGCCGATGTGCATAGAGCTAATATGCTGAAGATCCCAATGGCGACTGATAGATCCCCACTAGACGCTGTGAAACCTGAAGGATGGGAAGGACCGAGGACTGAGGAGATCATTGAACGAGCTCAGAGTTATGATCAGTAACCTGACGATCTTCGAAGGTGTGGACGGCTGTGGGAAGACCACGGCCGCTCGCAAATATGCTGCATACATCGGTGCAGAATATGTGCATAGCACCTTGGACTTGGGTAATAACTCAAACCTCACATCATACTACCTGCAGTTGATGATGCCAGCACTCACTGGTAAGAAGCCAGTAGTCATGGACAGATGCTGGATAAGTGAACCAGTGTATGGCCATGTCATGCGTGGTAAAGTAACTTTGACAACACAAGACATCAAAAACCTCGAGGATCTTGTGCTACCACTAAACCCGGTCGTAGTAATACCTCAGCCTTCATGGGAGCACGTACTTAATTCATACACAGCGCGCAAGGCTGAAGAGTACGTAACTGATACATCGAAACTCTTTGAGGTCTACGATATGTATCTAGGTGGAACTGGACTGACCTCTCTCAGCGTGGTAACTGTAGACATGGAAACACTTGGCCACAAACTCTTTAATGCAATGCTGAAACATGCCTGTAATGAACTGTAACATCACATGGATGGACATGCTGAATGACATCTTAGGAGAGGGAAAACCTGTAGACGTACGAGGCTTTAAGACCTTGGAGCTACTCCATCATACTATTATCATCGACATGTCTGCTCCTATCATCACCGTGCCTGTACGCAAACTGAACTATAGGTTCATGGCGGCTGAGGCTGAGTGGATGATCAATGGAGACGACAAGCTCGCCCCATTGACAAAGTACAACAAGAAGATGGCCAACTACTCAGACGACGGTATTACACTGACCGGAGCGTATGGGCCTAAGATCGTGGCACAGTCTGAGTACGTGGTTAGAACACTGCTGGCAGACCAGTCATCAAGGCAAGCAGTGCTTACTATATGGGAGCGAACTCCTGCTCCGTCTAAGGATATACCGTGCACTATCCTGATGCAGTTCTTGATACGCGACAATTTCATGGACACGCATGTGTATATGAGATCCTCAGACGCGTGGCTCGGAGTGCCTTACGATATTTTCAGCTTCTCAGTAGTGGGCACGTGGATGCTGGCGATGTATAACTCACTCTCAGATGGTGAGGACGTACTGCCTAGGAACCTGTATCTTACAGCTGGAAGCAGACACCTGTATGAGCAGCATTACGAGGATGCAGAGTACATCGTGCGTACCTGTGATACGTTCCCGGTCCCAGCACCTCGTAAAATCCCGCCTCTCGTTCACGATCCATACCACCTGAGCCTGTGGCTCCAGGATATGCAGGAGGGTGGATGCACAGACTGACCAAAGACCAATGGGCTATGCACCTGGTCGACGTAACAGCAAACCGCTCCACTTGCCTTAGTCGGCAGGTGGGGTGTATCCTCACAGACATCAGAGGGCACGTACTGGCCACTGGCTACAATGGAGCAGCTAGTGGTCTTCCGCATTGCACTGATACTGGCGTGTGCTATAAGAGTGGTTTCCCGTCAGGCTTAGGGCTTGACCACTGCGTGGCTACGCACGCGGAGCAGAACGCTCTGCTGCAGTGCCATGACGTGTACAAGATCCACACAGTGTACGTGTCTGCCAGCCCGTGTGTAACATGCACCAAGCTCCTTATGAACACGTCAGCTAAGCGTATCGTGTTCAGGAACGTATACCCTCACACTCTGTCCAAAGACCTCTGGTGCCACAAGGATATTCAAGGAAGGTCATGGGAACGGTTCCAGAACGGCGAAATCGTCGAAATAAGCTATTCTGGCTAAAAAACGACGCTCCTGGGCGCGCTCAGACGCGTTATGTTTACGCTTTTAGTATCGTAGTACTACTTAAAAACAATAAAATCTAACAACTATGGATAAGAAAGTGAAGATGAATCTGGTGGGTATGGACGGTAACGCGTTCGCAATTCTTGGTGCATTCAGTAAGAATGCTAGGCGTCAAGGGTGGTCTGAGGAAGAAATTGCCACCGTGAGAGATGAAGCAACGTCAGGCGACTACAACCATCTACTTGTTACCATCATGGACAACATTGAAGAAGACGAAGTTGATGAGTACGACGGATACCCGGTATGAAATAGTAAGGGGGCTTAGCGCCCCCTTTTTTGGTTTTTGTTTTCCATTCTGTCTACGACTTTGTACACCTCGTGTAGAATAGAGTAAAGCTGGCTCTCGTCAAACCCGTACCTGCTATTAAGTAAGATCTCTGAAGTAGCATTATATGGATCACTAACCATCATGCTTCTTGTATCCTTATCAAGCCCAGAGGTTACTCTTACACGTTGAGAACGCAGGTAAGGGTACTTGTCGAATAATTCATCATGCTGCATTATATCTTGGAGTTGAAACGCAGAACCACCAGCAACCTTTGAAGCACCGTATTTCGTGAAGTAGTCCAAAGCTTCCGTGGCTTCATCAAGCGTCCACCCATCGTCTACGGCATCAGCGGCTTCATCAATTGCATCAGATATTTCATCAAAGCTTTTACCAGATTCTACACCATTCGATTGTAACCGCTGGTAATATTCGGCCATTTCTGATGCTACCGTAGTCTTAGCTCGGTCCAACGGTTCACCATCGTTAATCTTTTCGTTCAGGCGTTTGATAAGAGCCACGTGATCTCTAAGGGCGCTGTCTTCAATTATAGTAGATTCAGTCCAATCTTTAGCCAGGTCATCAGTCATTGTAAGCCTAGCATTTTGGTCTGAGATCTTAGGCCTTCTAGACTCTGACGCTTTATACCCTTTCGGCGGCGCATCACCTAAGGCTAAGTCTTTAAGCTTTACACCAGTACTAGCCTCAAACACAGTAGGGTCAAACGGTGGTATGGCCTGTCGTTCTCGTGGTGTGCGTAGTTGCCGAGCTTCTGTCATTCTGGCCTCTGCCTCTCCATGTTGCTGCAAGTACCTATCGAATGCCTCATCATACTTCATCCCGTATTTTTTCATGAAGCGCGTAGGATCGGTACCTAGATCGAAGCCTTCTACATCCTGTATGTTATGTTGTATCTCATGCAGCAGAGTGGAAAGTTGCGCTTCGTCAAACTTACGCCTACCATTGAGTATGATCTCTGGAGCGTCTGTATGTGGATTGATGGACAACGAGCCATTTACGTTTGGTTCCATATTAGGTGACACCCTTACTGTCATATTACGTAGCTCTGGGTACTCATCAAATAGCTCATCATGCTTCAGTATTGAAGAAAGTGGAGCTGCGAACCCGCCGTTAAAAGCTGATGAACCGTATCTAATGTAGTACGTCAGAATCTCATCAGCTTTGTCGAACGATATGCTATTTAACTCCTTGGCTCCTTGGTCAATAGCCATAGAAGTTTCATCAGGAGTTGGAGCGGCTATATTATGTCGGCGCTGTTTATCATAGTGATTATTCATTTCTAGAGCAAGTGATGCCTTAGCCTGGTCTAGTGTTTCACCATACTCCATTCTTTCATGCAGTTCTTTAATAAGGAGCATGCGGGCTCTGATAGGCAAGTCAGTATCAAATGACTGCGCCGTCAACTTCTTTACCTCGTCCTCAGATATGTGGAACTTGGCGGCGTGGTCTGAGATCTCGGTTCTGAGTTTCTTATCAGGTCCTTTGAACCAACCTGTCTGGTTATACAGGACCTTGTTCTTACCTTCGTAAGTGCCTGTAACGTTCGCATCCAACAGGTCAGACAGTTTCTTCACGTCATTGTAATCCTTCCCGCGGTTCCTTGCTTTAGGACCTACAAACGTACCAAGCGTAGATCCTGCGATATTAGAATCAAAGCTGCTAAGCCCGTAGCTGGCAGCGCCGACACTACCAGCAAGGTTTGTCATATCCTCCATGGTCACAGGAACACCTTTGAAGTACGCCCCAGTAGTGCTGAGCGCCTTTGCCGCCTCATGAACGATACCTGGTGCAGTCCACTCTCCGTCTTTGTAGGTGGGCAGAAGTGCTTTGCGCTTTGCGTCAGCCTTCATGCCAGTCTTGGACTCAGTGTACTCACTGACATCCTTGAACTCAGTAGGATTCACAGTGCTTAAAGCTTCATCACGGGCAGCACCTAACTTAGCTTTGGTCTTTTTAACCAACGGAGTGAAGCTGTCGACCTTAGTGCTGACAGGTTCTACGCCCATTGGGGAGAGTAAGGTAGAGACCGTTGAACCTGGTATATTTTGCCCACGAGCTAGCTCGAGTAAGGTGGCCATTGTTATTTGTAATTGAAGTTAATCCACGTGCCTACGGGCAGAGTGGCTTTGACCTCCGTCCAAGAACCTTTGTCCTCGGTGGGGATCCAGATACGGCAGTTTTTGATAGGCTTAGAGAGTCGTGCAACTCCGGTAGTCTGGCCAGGTGCTAAGAGCACAGTGCTCTGCCCTGCGCAACTACTTAGGAAGAGGCACGTCAAGCATACCACTATCCTCGATGATACTGTTCTGCTCTTTATCATTGCTCGTGGGCCCTGGGGCTGAGGTTAAGGTATCGGAGGTCCAGGCAAGCATGGCACTTCTGATGAGCGCCACGTTGCCTGGTTTTAACAGAGTGTCAATGGCAGCTTGCACTATGGCTGCCACTACTTTTTCGATCATTACTTCTCCCTGATGATGACAAGTGCAAGGCCAGTGGCTGCGATACCGGTGGCCATGATAGCATCAGCAAGTTCAGGTGCAAGCTGTACGCCGAATGCGGTAAGCATGCTGAAAATACCTGCGTAGGTGGTGGGCTCGTGGAGCCTGTCAAGAATCCAATCCATAGTGGTCAGTATTTTGGTTTAAGGCCTATTTTGAAATCGGCGAGGGATAGGCCACCCGTCGCCTGGAAATGCGGATACTCACGGAACTTCTTCCAGTCTCCAGCCCATTCGAGGCCACAGGCTTTACCTACGGCTCCGATCATCTGCCAGACCTCGAGGTCGTCTGTCTGGTCGTCTGAAGGATCTGTATCGATACCGTTGCCCTTGGTTCCCCATATGGGAGTGCCGTTACGGAGTGGTACGACGTCGAATGCTACGCGCCAGTTATGGTATGACTGTCCGCCTTTAGCATTCGTCACCTTGCGCCCTGGTCTCGTACGGCCGATGGCGTACAGAGCGTTCTGGGAAGCGTTATCACGGTAGGTCGAAGTGATGAGCACGTCGTACATAGGCAGCAGGCCTTTGTCGCACTCATCTAGAAACCTACGACACATGACCTGTACCGGTGGAAGAAGGTCCTCAATTTTACGACTGTTTATCATACTACTTTGGTCCTTGTGGCGTCATGTTCGCCTTTGAGAATGTAGAAGTCTTTCTCCAAGTTTCTGATCCTGTTGAACAGCTCTGTCTGGTTCTTGTCGATAAGCACCAGGGTCCTTACAACAAAGAACCCTATGATGCTCACGACAGTGGCGACGACAGCCTGGAGGGTGAACATAATAAGCTGCTCTGGCACCGCTGTAATTGTTTAAGATTGACGGATACCTTGACCAAGGCGCACGGTGGCTGTGCCTGACGTATATCCACCAGTCTTCACACCGACGCGGTACCACTGTGACTCAGGTTCCACGCCGACTACCTCGGTGGGGGCAGTCCATTCGTCGACGTCGTGCCATGCTGATTGGTCGATAGACCTCTGCACCGTGACCGTAGCTACGAAGGTACCAGAGATCGACAGGTTGAACATGCCTAAGATCCTAGCAGGTTCGGTGAACGTGTTCTGGGCTGAGATGTTTGCTGATGCTACTGTTGCCATTGCTATAGATTGATTAAGCTGCTATCTTCCTGCAGCAGGTTAAAGCCATCCTCAGTCTCAAGGTTGTACACGCCAGCGTCATGCTCAATGACTCTGAAGAACACCTTTCTGAAGATCGTCTGGAATACGGTTAGTTTCTGCATGCTCTAAGCTCCGAGGTCCTGGTCAGCCGGGCCAGTACGGGTTCTTTACTTAATATACAAAATTTAGACTTGCTTTTCAATATCAATCATCTCAACCACAGGCCTTGCCACCATCTCTGCTTCTCGCCGTGCGTTGTATTCTTCCTCCGTAATGACTTCAAGTACCCCCGGGAAACCAGTGAAACTGTCGTCATCGCAAGTACCGTAGTACTTCGGTGCAGTGAGATATACGCCATTTTCAACCTGCACGGGCCAGTTGGATTCGTCCTGCCACTCAACCACAAGGTTGTTGAGCGCGGGAAACGCAACACCGTTTGTCATCGGTGCATCCGTACACGCTTGGCGAGTTCTTTTGTCTACGTTGGTTACTACTATATACATTGTTGTAATGATTAAAGGATTAAATCGCTAATCGCCGGAACGCCCTGACGTAGAACACGTCCGTCTTAGTGTTGTTGACCTGGGACCCTGCGAGGCCAGAGTTGAATCTCTGGGTCCACGCGCCGGTGGAGGAGTACTCACTGCTAGACCAGAAGTAGTTGTCAGCGAACGCTTCAACGCCCCCAACTTTGAATGCATCAACCGTAGTCTGTGCTGGACGCGCAGCTGTGTAAGTAGTAGACACGGGCTCCCACGGCGGAACAGCGTTGGCGTTACTTCCGTAACTTCCGGGACTATAATTTGCTTGCGTGACGTTCTTGAGATTGTAGTACGCGACCTCTAGCTCATTCTTCGCGGGAAGATACCAATCAGAATAACCGTTGATGGTAAGTCCTTCGCAGAAAGTTGCGGCGGCGTAACTTGCACCCAACGCGGCC